TTAACAGTAGTATCAGCTACAGTCTTAACTGCAGAGATAATGTTAGACAACTTGATAGGAGCAGTCTTGAAAGAACCGTACTTGCTACCAACAGCAGCAGATCCGATAGCAACCAAGAAGTCAGCATCAGCAGTAGTACCACCAATGTTTGCAAAAGTGTTAGGGTTATAGATACCCATCACTTGCTTACCCAATGCATCAGTAGTCAAGCTAGTACTAACTGAAGTAGGGACGAAAATTTGTGTGATTTTGTGATTCATAGTTTTATTTATTCAGAGTTTTTGTTTAAGCGATCTTCAGCAAACACAGCCTGTGCTTGGTTGTCATTTGATTGTGCTGCAAATTTTACTGCTAAGTCGACTATATCAGATTTAGCATACTCAGGGAGTTCTGAGTCTTGATTAACAGAAGAAGTTCCATCAAACTTGACGTAGCCCTGGACATCTATTGACTTAGGGTAACGTAAGTATGTAACATATACTTTGTCAATCGTAAACTTACCATCTGTGTAGACAGTCAGATTATCATTCCCCAGTGTGGCTATCGTTGTTCTCCACTCAAACGAAGGGTTGTAATTTCCGTCTAAATACTTAGTAGTAAGTTCTCCATGTCTAATCAAGTCTACTGTAATTGGCTCAGAACATTTTCCTTTCTTAGCTATTGCATAGGACGAGATGTAGAACATATAATTTGCGGCATCTTTCAAAGGGCAATCAAATCCGATGTGAAAGAGATCGTTTGTTTTGTTTGCACTCAGAGGAACGTTAGATTCTTTCAGTATCTGAAGATCGTCTATACGTTTTCTGATGGAATCGTACCCTACCTTATAAACGTTGTTAGGATTAATTTTAGTTTTAATCCAACTAACTTGAGCCTTGTTGAGGTAAACTACGATGTCTTCAATCGGGATATCAACGTTATCCTGACGATTAACTTTGTTTAAAGTTAATTTGAATTCGTAAATTAATTCCTCAACAGGGATCATGTTATCTTAGTTTATTTTATTTTATAGAGCGTCAATCTTTGCTTTATTCTTTAGTTTATCCTTAAAGGCTTGGTATTCTTCAGTGTTCTTAGGATCAGTCAAGAAAAGTTCAAACTCTTCAATTGACTTAGACCACACATGCTCACCTTCATAAATAATAGAACCTTTAATTCTAACAATGTTTCTGTCTACTAGATCTTTAACCAGTGCTTTTACATCCAACAAATCATCACTGTAAGATACAATCTTAGTGAATTCTTCGATAGGATCACGGTCCATCGCTGTAGCAGGTGTACGTAGGAATTCGTCTACTGCATTGTAAACTTCTTCTTCAGTACTGTCAGCAGGCAAACCTAAGCCAATAAGTTTCTGGATTTTCTTACGCTTAAAAGCAGACATTCTATCGAGTTCTGCAATTGCGCTGTTAATCCTCTTCTTACGCTCAAAGGTTGTTTTAGTTTCTACTTCTCCATTGTAAACATAAAACTTTACAATAGCAGTATCAACCTTCCCACTGTCTATATCATCCAATGAAGGTGCAACCATTTCTGTCTCTAAGAGCCAGTAGAAGTTGATAGCTTCACGTGGATTCTCCATATTGAAGATGTTATCACCATCTTCTAGGGTATAGCCATTTTCTTTTATTTCGTCATAGAACGTACTTGTTGGAGCTAGTGACTCGTCTAACAAAGACTCGTAGTATTCTCTAAGTTGTGTAACTCGTTGAATTTCTTGCTCTCTTGCTTCTAGGTTTAAGATTCCACGGAACTTTGGAGAGTTCTCATCTAATCCTGTCCTAATTACTCCACGTGAATCAACTCGTGGAAAAAACTTTCTTACTGTTCCTGGGATAAAGTTATATCCATTCTGAAACAATGATCCTTCTAATGTACGCAAATTAGCAGGTTGCTTTTTGTAGGGACGGATAATACGTACTCCCTGTGCTGATTTATTACTCATTTTGGTTTGGTTTTGGTTTTAGTTCTAACTTTTATCTAATTGGGAGGGGGATATTTCACCCCCTCCTTCTTAGAAACGTAATTAGATACGTGGGAATTCTTTGATGATCACAGTCTTAGTAGGATCTTCCAAGAAGATACCTGCGAAGTCTTTCATGATGTAAGTTGAATAAGGATCTTTGCTTGCGATAGCAGTTTGCTGAGAACCAAATCCTACTGAACCTGCAATGTACTGGTAGTACATGTTAGGACGAGTAGCCAACTTTACTTCACGGATACCAGCATCATCTTGACCAGATACGTCCAAGATAATGAAGATTGGAGGAGTCTTCTTGTTAGGACCCAACTCCAAGAAAGTAGCATGCTCGTTCAACTGTTCCAATTCTACGAATTCTACAGGACCAGTTTCGGTGGTCATGAAGTGATCGAATTGGAAAGCGTAACCTTGCTTAGTGCGCTCTTTACCATCCAAGAACTTATCAGCAGATACAGTGAAGTTCTGACCGTTGAAGTCTTTGCGGATAGCAGTAGAAGCCAACTCCATACCTGAACGGTTGGTGTAGATTTTAACGCTACGATCAGCAATCAATACACGGTTGTAGAACAAGTCACCAACTGCAGAACGAATCAAGTTCAAAGAGAACTGACCTTTATCGTAGTAGATAACGTTACCCAAGTGAAGTTGCTGCCACAAACCTTGCTTAGCACGAGTTGGACGACCTTTTTCATCTTTAGCATTACCTTGACGACCCCACATCAATGTGTTAGCCTTCATACGCATCATTTCCATACGCAACAAACGAGATACGGTAGGCTCCCAACCAACAATCTTGGTCTTTTCGCCTTGAGCCATAGGATCAGTTACAGAGTAGTAAGTGATGTCCAAAGGATTGCCTGAAGCGTCAGACTGCATACCCAATTTGGTTGCATCAGCCCAGTCAGTGATAGTGTGTTCAACACCATACTGTTGCAATACATCAGCCATAACTTCCAAGTTACCATCGAACAATCCCAAGCTAGAGAATGAAGTGGTGTACTCACCCAAGATGTTACCAATCTTGAAATACTCAGTACCTACTTGCAAGAAACGTTGGTTAACGAAGTCAGCAGAAGAAGCACCTACAGCACGGAATTTGTATTTGAAACCGTTCTGATACTTTTCGCCTTCAGAAACAACCTGCATTTGGGTTTCTTGTTCGTAGCGGTGAGCAGTAACGATATCGTTAGTTACGAATACGTTCTTGTCAAATACCAATTCGAACTCTTGACCGTCAATACCAGGCTTAGCAATAGAAGAAGCCAAGTTAACAATAACCTTAGGCAATTCAGCCCGCTTCTTGATTTTGTAAGTGAAAACACCGTTAGGATCGTTAACCATGAAAGGCTTACCAGTTTTCATAACGAGGTCTACCAAGTCGTTTTTGTACAATTTGGTGTCAGTGAAAAGACGGATCATCATTTTGTCATACTGGTCAGGCTTAGTGCGCAACATAGTTTCAACAAAATTCTTGTCTGTCAATTTACCCAAACCATTCTTAGAATAGAATGAGCTTGTCATGTGAGCGTTAGCTATAACTCTCCCGTTGACTCTTGGAATACTTTGATTAGGCATAGTAATTTATTTTTTGTTTTGTGTTTTTTTATTTAAAATATCTAGAAAACAGGTCATCGTTAGACTTCGCTGCCTTCGTTGATTTTTTACTTTTGGTTTTAAGGTCGTTGAACAGAGTGTTTGTTTCCTCTGTTACAGCTTTCCTTTTTACTGGAGTCAAGTCCAAATCGCTTTGAACAAGTTTAGCTACAGCTAAGAACTTACTTGGATCTTCCTGACGCATTTTAGCGAGTTTGTATTCAAAGTCACTAATACGTTGTCCGTTAGGAAGAACGTGAGGCTTAGAAAGAACAAAATCAAAAAGTTCACTTGCAGCTTGTTCGTTGATTGGGTATCCTTCGATAGACCCTGAAGCAATAGCTCCATCAAGTACATCTGCATATAACTGTTCTCTTTCTTCTTCTTTCTGTCTCATCGCTTGTACTCGTGCTTCACTCTCTTGTGCAAGTGCTGCTCTTTCCTGTTGCATCTTCTCAATCAGTTTTACGTGATACTTCTGAGAGTATGCTTCTAAGCGATCATTGTCTCTAGCGTAGTTAAGTTGATCTTGGATTTCATCTTCATCCATTCCTGTCTTAGCTAGGTATAAGCGGAAAACTCTTTCTTGGTTTTCTTCTACACTCAAGTCTACATTCTCTACAATCTGCTCATTAGCAAATCGTTGGAGGTATTCTTGAACAGGGACTTTATTGATGAAGATATCTTCGATCATCTGTACTCCTGCTTCTCCGTAGGTTTCTACTGCCATTTCCTCTAACTGATTCCAAGCTCGGTCTTCGATGGTTTCACTCATCTTAGCCAAGAACGTTTGTTCGTTCCACTCGATATCTTCGTCGTCAGCTACATCAAGCATTCCTGCTTTAGCTAATCCTTTACCAAAGATTTCAAAGTAGTTTTCTTCTTCATCATCGTCACCTTCCAAATTTACTTCCTCCTCCTCTTCTTCTTCCTCTTCCTCTTCTACAGGTTCAGGAGCTTTAGGAGCAGGGGGATTTGGTAAGTCGTCTTCCTCTTCTTCGGCTAGGGGATCGAAATCCTCACCACCTAGAATGTCAGGCTTGACGTTTGCGTTAGGGTCTTGTGGAGTATTATCATCTAAATCTAGAGGATCATCCACGGAAAAACTGTCAAAGAACTCTAAGTTCTCTAATGAACTGTCAATAGGCATAATGGTTAGTTTGGTTTAATTCAAAAGTAATATTTTTAAAAATTAACACAAGAGATTAAGTAGATATGATACAATATATACAAAAAGTTAAAAATGGGGGTTTTTAGGCTAGAAAACCCCCAATTTTTGTATCATAAATCTCTAGTTTTATTTCTTTTTTGAGCCTGAATCGTATTTATTTTTATTTGTTTGAGCAATTTTTAATTTAGTGTCGATGTCTTTCTCTTTCAGTGCAAGCTCTTTTTCTTTCAGACTTAACTCTTTATTCTTAGTTACTTTCTCAAAAGTTTGCTTAGAAATATCTTGAGCTATTTTAGTCTGTTCAATCAAAAGACCTGTAGTGTCTACCTCAGGATTATAAGAACCTTCGTTAGCAATACCTTGAAGCTGTACTACCTGAAGTCTGTTCTCACGATCAAGTTGCTTGTTCATATCTTCTCTACGTGCGTCCTCTGCTTTCTGAGCTGCATCCATCTGCATCTTCTGTTCGAACTGTGCTTGTTGTTGCTCCAACTGTTGTTGCTTAAGAGCTTGGTCTTGTTGACGAATAGCTTCTTTACGTTTCTGAACATCACCCAAAGTCTTACGAAGACTTCTTTCTGAGTTAGCTGTAAACAAGTCTACCATCTCTGAAAGCTCTGCTCCATTCTGCATTGCAGGTTGAGCCAACTGTTTTAACTGTTCTAGAGTTACTTTATCCTCAGCGTAAGAAGAAACAAACACAAATAGTTCGTGAAGAAGTTCGTTCTTACTTACTCTTAGGAATACTGACTCTAACTCAGAGTTCAAATAGTTAAGCGTAGAAGTAGGTTTCTGCAACTCAATGTACTGAGCCATATCCAAGATAGTCTGGTAAACTTTCTGCAAGATGTTATCATGCCAAGCAAACCAAGTCTCTGTCTGAGCAAAAGACTGAATCAAAGCATTGTTAGCGGCAGTAGCTGTATCAGATGCTTGAGAGTTGCCTAAACGTTGACGAGTAAGACCTACCAACTCATAAGACTCTAAACGAAGTTGCTGAGCTAGTTGGATACGTGCTTGAATTTCTTGAGAACGAGTAAGGTCCAAACGAGAGAACTGGTTGAACTGTACTGCTCCTCCTGTGTTCTCGATTGAAGTGTCAATCAAAAGGGTACCTCTGTTCTTAGCATTCCAAAGCATTGTCTCAATAGGATCTTGAGAGTCTTTCTTAGGAACAACCTTCAAGTCACCCAAGAACACAACCCCAATTTCTTTCTCAAGCAACTCCCACAACTGGTTCATACAGATGTTGTAAAGAACCTGGTAAGGCTTAAGAAGATCTAAGAGAGATTTACCTTGTGTGTTTCTAGAAGTGTTAATAATACCTACGATAGGGGCACTCTGAGTGAACTCTAGGGGTTCGATGTTTACATAAATGTCTGCACCAATCTTAATACCTCTCCACCATTCGTTAATCCAAAGCTCTTCAAGGCTAACATCACCTAAGGTTTTGTCCATCTTGTAGTCTTCAGAGACAAACATCTCTTGTTGGAATCCATCCTCATCTAGATAGGTTCTTTTGTAGATTTTCTTTTTAGACTGCCAGTAAGCCGTAATTACTGTGTAGGCATGTTGAGAGTTAAAAGAGAATACGTTAGTATCAATACCTCCGTTAGCAAAGTCACCTACGTTTTCAAATGTCAACTGCCACAAAGGATCATTTGGATCTGGGAGAGCAGGAGCCATAGGAGTGTATTCGTTATTACGAAGGTTCTGCAAAGAACGATTCTTCAAATGTTCTACTTCTTCTCCTGTTAGACTGTAACGATCTACAATCTCGGTCATAGAAAGAACTTCAATAAGTCCTATTGCCCAACAGTCAGAAGAGTACTGAGCATTTCTATTTGCTAAGTACCATACGTTAGAAGGGTTTTCTACTTTATAACTAAAGCCTAAGCGAGAGTTATCAGGATAGAAGTGGTGGAATTCTTTACCTGTTACCAAGAAATCTAAGAAAGATTGTTGTGACTTCTCTCTAAAATTAAAATGATACTTGAGCGCATTAAGAGTTTTGTTTCCCCATTCCTCCGCAACTGAAGTATAATCAAGAATTTTATCTTGGATTTCTTTCTCCATCTGAGCCTGTTGTTCAGGAGATACTTCTTGACCCTCTAATTGTGCTTGAAGGTTCTTTAAGAAATGTTCTTTAATAAGCTCTGTACGGAAATCAATAGTCTCGTTTACTGCCTCATCGTCAATAGCTTTTACTTTATACTTATGAGGACGGTTAATCAACTCACCCTTCAACTGATTTACAGGAGGGTTAACTATTGGATAATGCTTCAAATGCTGGGGTACATCTGGATCTTGATCAGGGGTATCGTTAAGATAACTTACCAATTCCTGGATCTCTGCATTGTTAGTGTAGTCAGAGAAGTTAAACTCTCCGTTCAACAGTCTGTAGTTTTTTCTAAACTGTATATTCTGTTTGTACTGTGCAAAAGCAATGTTTGCAAAGTAGTCCATAGTACCTTTAATCCATTGTTCCTTTTCCTTCTCAGACAGAGATATAAACTGTTCTGGGTAGAAGTAAGCGTGATTTACTGGATCTGTGTACTCTTTAAGTGCTTCAATGATCATCTTAGTATATTTGTTTTATTTAGTTTCAGTATCTGAAAGGAGAAGAGGTTGTACGGAATAGTGATTGTCCTTTCTTCTCTCTGAAGTAAGCGTTGATTCTGTTGTCGTCATTTGTGTTAGAAATAATAACCTGAGTGTTTAAAGACTTAGCCATAGCTAATGTCAATCCAAAAGAGATTACTCGGTCAACGTTCAACTTAGGTGTGAACTTGATTAATTCCTTAATCAACACAGGGTCTAAGATTCTAGTTACTCCAAGTCTTTCATTTATAATCTCTCCGTCCTCTCCTCGTTCTACGCTTACTACTTCGGTAATGTATTCGATAATAAGCGACATTAGATAGTTTTTAATATCCTTAGTCATGTGAATACCGTAGTCACGATTAACTGTAGAGTTAGGGTGAATATCGTTTAGGAACTTAGGTGTCTTCTCTAGGACTCTAGGTGATTCGTTTTTATCTACACAGTGTTGGATAAAACCATAGTCCATGTTTTCACAAAGAGTCTTAGCATTATAATACTTAAGAAGCATCTTAGTAGTCTCGTACCAAGTCTCAATCTTTTTAGGACGACCTGTGTAACAAGCAACTACCATGTTCTGCCAACCTTCTCCTGAGAGATTATGAACTCTTTTATAGATGTAAGTAGAACCCAAAGAAGTTGAGTAGTGAGCTTGTGACTGTTTATATGGGTCAGTCCCTGCTGTATAAAGCCCATAGGGAGCGTCTGAGACAGGATATTCCCAAATCTGTACACAACCCTCAATGTTATCAGTTGGCTTCACTGGAAAGGCTGTAACGGCTTTCTTATCTGTGAACTTATGTCTGATCTTTCCTTCAGAGTTTGTGTAGAGTTCTACGTTATCTGCTACAATTTCTTGAGCTGTTAGTTTTTGTAACTGTTCTTGAAGTAGATCTACGGGGAAAATATTCTGAGAAAGTTCTAAGAAACACTCTTCGTGAGTAAGTGGGTAGTACATTACTTCTTTCAAGTAAGTTTCTAATCCACTAGATTTTTTAATCTGTTCCCTAGACTTAAGGATCTGTTCTTTTCCTTTTTCTTCGTCTGCTACCCAGATCTTAATTAGATCTAACTCAGAAGGATCTTCTTTGCCTAGATAAAGACCTAAAGACTTTTCTTCTTTTGGTACTTTCAAAGAACGTGTGCCTGGAATGAACAATCCATAAGACTTTCCTGACTCGTTAGCTTCAACAGGAAGAAAATTATAAGCTTCTGTGTTATTAAATAATTCTTCTAGGTCAGCAGCTTTACTCATGTCTCCCGAAGTTCCAATAACAAAAGGAGAACAACGCCATCCATAAGGACTGTCAAAACACGGAGTAGTTGCCGCCAAACAACTAAGGATCTTTCCTTTTCCTCCTTCTTCCAAAAGAAACGAAGACAAAGTAAGACCTGCTGCAGCTTCCGTATTGTTACCTTCGTCAAAGTTACGAACGTGGAACTTAGACCACTCATTACGAGCGTTAGTCTTTTTGTCTTTAAAACCTAAAGTTACCTGCTTCTTCCAGTCATCCTCAATACGGGGGAATCTAAAGTAGTCAGGAAGGTTTCTAAGACCTAAGTCTACGTAGTCTGTGATTACTTTTAAGTCAGGTTGGTTAAGGGCAGAAATAAGGTTATCAGATCCTTTCTGTGTTACAGCTTTGTGAGCCATGTAAGAAGAGGTAAGAACTGACTTAGAAATACGTCGAGATCCTACCATTACAACACCCTTCTTTCCGTCTTCGTGATTTTCAGCTTTGTGGATAGTCTCATCCACTGCTAAGTAGGTATCCCACAACTGAGGCTTATCAAGTTTACGAACTTGACGCTTACCTATCATAGTGTCTATATAAATAGACCAGTAGTTTAAGTGCCAATAAATAAAAGGAGAAAAGTAGAATCCATTAATAGTCACACCCTCTGTAATCTTCTTGTCCTCGTTTTCCCAAAACGCAGTATACTCCTCTGAATCAGGTTCAGGGAGACTGTGTACATTGATTAGGAATTCAGGACTTTCTAGATTTGGATACATAACTATTAACTAAATTGTTTCATCTTACCATTGATCTCTTGAGAACCTCTAGCTTCTGCTTTCTGTTCTTCTTTCTCTCTCAGCTTATCTATTACCTCAATAATTTGAGCGTAATCTTTTAACGCTTGAGTAAGGGACTTTATCTGTGCCTCAATAGTTGCTACTACCAAAGGCATCTGTCCGCCATTAGCTGTAGATTTCCAAGCAAGTCTGTCGACTAACTCGTGAAAAGGATTATTGTCTACATACGTCTTTAGTTGGTCTGCTTTTTCCTGCAGCCATTCTAACTCGAAGTCTACATAACTATTCTTCTTAACGGCCATCTGAGTACTTTTTTAGGAATTCATGTTGTGGTAGATTCATAGCATCTTCTAGCACACGTGCATAGAAGTCTTCGTCTCTACCTGTCTTACTGTAAGAGTAACCTGCTTTCCAGAAAATCTTAAATGTCTCAAATAAGTTATCTTGGATTGTAGCAGATACATAAGGCTGACTGGTATTTGGTTGGTTGTCCATCATCTTATTTTTTAGAAGAAACCTGTGTTAAAGGTTTGTCAGCAGGCAAGAAGTAGATTTGAACTCCACACTTGCTGCCAGGGCGTTTGTCGCAACTATTCTTAATAGTTGACTTTGTTACTTTTGTTACTTGTCTGTGCTTTTCCATTTTAAATCTATTTTATGTAAGGGGTGTTCCGCATTCCAAGTCTCTATTCCGCAATCCGAAGAAAGAGACGCTGTTTTGTAGGTACAGACGCAACCACAAAACGAACAGTGTAGCTCTGACCTTGAGGTGACGTAGTGTTTGCCCGTAAGTTGTAGGTACTCAGGGGAAGTGACTGCGTTTGCTGAATTGTAGGGACACTTGATACAAATATCCATTCTTTCTGCGATAATGTTCTGTTTCTCATCACTTAGTAGCTTAAATTGATTCGCTGTTTTCGTTGCTACTCCCTGCAAGACTTTGTCCAAGTTCTTTAGCCCCTTCAGGCTCAGGGCCATGTACTCTTTGTAAGGATTCATATAAATTTTTGTGGTTTTGTTTTTGTACTAATATTTGGTTATCCATGTACTGCACTACTGCAGGTATGTAAAGTTTTTTAGATAGACCTCTTTGGTATCTATCGTCTAGCATTTTAATCCAGCACTCCAACATGTAATAGTTAGCGTATCCTCTAAGTGCTGTTAGATCTTCTCTGGGTTCTTGTGTAAGCAAATACTCTGAACGGATTTTCTTAGAGATTATCTTAATAGCTCTGTTAGGATTAAACACTAGCACTCCAAGTCCAGAGAGTCTTACTTTTACAGTAGGAAGATCTTTAATGTCTTCAATGGTTTTTTTAAGATACCACTCATAAACAGTACCTACTTGATCATTAGTCATACCAAGAGTTTTAGCAACGTCAGAGTAAGCCGCATAGGTCTTAAGTTCTATACTATCGTATTTCTCTCTTATTGACTTCATTGATTAAGCTGTTGCTGTTTGTTTAGTTTCTACTTTGTTCTCTTGGGTAGAAAGAACTAGAGTGAGTGTGACACCTTGCTTGCTAGTAGGACACAATCTTTTATTGACTGTGTTTTTTTCTAAGATGCCCATTTTCCTTAACTTAGTAATACCGTTAGATATTACCTGGATTGATGTGTCAAACTCACTAGAGATCCTTTCTTTCACTTTTTTGTCTAAAGTTCCGTAGTATGAACTATGGGCTAATATACTAACATACAAGTCTGATAACCTGTAACCTGCAAGCCTAAGCAATACATCAATATAAGCTTGATGCAACTTGACTCCTTCTTCATATCTACGTGCTACTTTCATTGGTTGGGTTTGTTTTTTGCTAAACAAATATACTATTGTAACAAAAAAAGTCAAGTTAAATGTTAAGTTTAGAACACTGATAACCTAGAATGTTATACGTATTAGAGCAAAATTTAACTTAAGTAGTTATTATTTGCTAGAATTGGTTAGTAAGAATTAGATGAACACTATAGACAAAAGTCTATTTAAGTTTATATTTGTATAAACAATACTACTATGGCAATGGAGAAGACTAAGAAACCGACACTAGAAGAAGTATTCGATATATTTCTCCTCGCACTGCAAGACGAAGAAGTTAAAATAGCAGGAGACATAGGAGGATTTAAGGTTGCATTGTATCAAGGCTTCAAAGATTACACTTACAGAAAGAAGTATAACGAAGAAATGCTGTGGGAGTACATTGAGTTAGCTATAGATTCTCTGTTAGATAACGATGAACCTATGCAACAAACTGATTATATGCATGCTCAGGCAGCAGCAGGACTCTAATCTTTCGCTAAGATTTTCACAAACTATTCACATCCCAGACCAATTACACAAAGTCATATTACTTTTGCTACCGACACCACTTCTAAAGTGTTCGCAGATGAGGATGAAAAATTAGTCTGCTAGAAGTCGGATTGTGAGAGTAGCCCTTTGAGGTGAAATTGGTTTTCTCCGATAGTGTCAAAATGTTCTAGTGAAATATGTAGTACTCTGACCTACGACTAATAGACTGTAGGCAATAAGTGGACAGAACAGAGACTTAGCATTATCCCTCGGAGAAGCTATTTGGGCGTAAAAACAACTACATAATAAACTTTAACAGTAATAGCACTCTGAGAAGAAATTTTCGGAAGGATTAAAACTATGTTCTTTTCCTTTTACTAAACCACTAAACCACTAAACCAACAAATATGAATACAGCATTTATTTCTATTTTACTTTTAATTCTTTTAGTTTTAGTTTTCCTTGCTTACAAACAAGAACAAAGAGACAAAGCTTACTTTGAAAACACCTACATGAAACAGGATTTCTCGGAGGAAGTAAGCCTTACCCATGTCCAAGAAGAAAAACCTATTACAGGAGAAGAGATTGTAGCAATTGCAGAAGAGATTGGAAACCCTTCAGTAAGTCCTGAGGTAGCCCCTAAAAAGAAAAAGAGCAAACCCCGTAAGAAGTCTGCTCCTAAGAAAAAAGAGGATTAATAATTACTTCTTGTAGAGTCTGTAGTACTCAAAGTCAGATTCACCACCTGCTTTTTTGTACTCTAACCACTCATCGTAGAGGGCTCCTTTAAACACAAAGTTATCTTCCTCTTTAAAGTTTACTACAGAGACTGTGGTATCAAGTCCTACTTCAATCATTCTAGTAGCGAATACTTCTACCTTCTCAGAAACGATTTTAAGCTCTTCTGAGGCAACAACTAGTTCCTCTTGAAGCTCTTTCTTCTCTTCGACTTTTTGTTCCACTAGAGCCTCTCCTTTTGCCTTAGCAACGGATGTTACAGCTGATGCAACCTTAAGATTGTTTTCAAGCTTCTTAAGCATTATCTCCAACTCGTCTACTGGAGGAGTCTCAACTGCACGCAAAGGCATAGCTAAGTGAACAGCCAAAAAGAAAATAGTAAATACGATTAATAGGTTTTTCATTTAGTTAGAATCTTTTCATTGTGTTAATAATCCGAAGTTCAGTAATAGCTGCAGAGAGTGCACTGTCAGATTTCTTAAGTGCAGCTGCCATCCTATCCATCTTAACATCAAGCATCTCAATCTTTTTGTTACTAGCCTCAATCTGACCTACATACCCAGAACGTAGATCATAGTAAAGATAAGTAATCCCAGCAAGTGCAATAAATGCTACACCTGCTACGGGATTCTTTTTGAATTGATCAAAACTAACGGGTAAGGGATTTGAGTTAATTTTCTTAGCAGTCATTATTTGATGTCTTTAGATTCGATCAAAGTATAAGTAAAAGAATTGCCATGGAGTTTAGCAGACTGTTTGCATATTTTCATGAAAGCATCAAAATCCTTAACTTTTTTAAACACTTGACATCCATGACTCCAGTGATCAATCCAAGTAGAATCTTGACCAGCCTTATGGATGTTAATACCATCACCTGTACTGTCGACAATCTTGTCTTCATCATACTCCATGTCTTTGTCTGCATCTCTGTAGAGTTTGATTAACCCTTTCTGACGAAGTGCTTCATACTTACCCTGATGAAGACCGATCATGTGTGATCCAGGGTATTGGCCTGGAACTACTCTTGCAGTGCCTTTTCCGTTGTTTCCTTCTGACATAGGTGCTTTGCCTGGATCAGTTGTTGCACTGTATACAAAACATTTCCACTCACCGTTTTCTTTATAGCTGATACTCAACCAGTCGTCAAACTGATTAGTTACTTTTTTGCCAGGAGCACTGTTACGGATTCCTACAATATTTACGTTAAATTCTCCGTTTTCGAAGTACTTATAACCTTTTGCTTCGACAGCTTTTTCAATTTGTTCTCTAGTATAGCTCATAATTATGCCTCAGAAGAGTCCTCCTTCTTTTTCATGATCTTCTCTGCACTGGTCAAAGAAAGACAACCAAAAGCCAACAAAGCAACAGCATCTACCAAAGGAGTAGAAGGAGCAAAGTGAGACTCAGTAAAAGAGTTAACGTACAAAGTAGCGCACAGTGTGATAGTACAAACCAAGCCACACAGACGCTTCATAGAAACAGAGCCCTTTTCATCCTTGAAAAGACCTCCAATAAAACTTACAAATTTCATATAAATATATTTACCTTTTTTTAAATTAGCAGAGTCTAGTACTCTGAGAGTTAGCACGTAATCTTCAATCAACCACTTAACTAGCGGAAGAGAGATTAACAGGAATAAACTCACCATTATCGGTATGTCTGTCAGTAGGTACAATGCAACTTCGGACTTTCATATAATTGATGAGAAAAGGTTGGTTAGTTTCAAAGATAATTCTTTAAAAAAATAAGTCAAATGATCTAAAACAAAAAACCCCCAGACTTCTCTGAGGGTTCTTTACACTAAAATAACTTACTAATTAATCTAAATGAATCTAAATGAGTTTTATTACAAGATCTCTGCGTCTGTAAAAGGAACTACAGGAACCTCATTTGCTTCGGGAGCTTCTGCAGGAATGTGTGTGAAACTTTCCAAGTCGATCTGACCTTTACCGTAAGTTTCTTCGATTGTCTTGAAGAAATCGTTCTGGTCTTTAACTACCGTAGTCAATGCCTCTTTAACCTGAGACTTAACGTTCTCTAAATCAATCAGTTGGATTTCGATCTTACCCAAATCCATGATGATGTTCTGTGTCTGTTGTTGGAAACCTTTGATAGTTTCGATTTCCTGTTCTGTAAGCTTAGTCATAATATTTTGATTGGTTTAATACAAATATAATACCTTTTGGTTAGATACGACAGAATGTCTTAAATTTACTCTGCAGTAAGTCCCAACTCTGCCAAAGCCCAGTCAATTACTACAGAATCGTCATTACCCCAAGTAGCGATAATGTCTTCACCCATAGAAAGATTGCCATCCAAGATACTACTACCTGGTTTAGATACGGGCTCCCCTTCTTCTGGGGTCTCGAAGGTTTCGGTTAGAATCTGCCAATAGAATGTAATAGAAGTTGCATTCATTGGAAAAGTTAAAGCGTTGATTGTGAAGTACTTACCCTCACCTCGTGCGGGTACAGTAACAGTTTGAATTTTTGTTGCCATTATTTTATTTGTTTTGTTTGTTTATTACATTGCAGTAGAGGTTACTTTTTGCCAAGCAGTTCCATTGTAGAAACACAAGGTTTTCAAATCTGTGTTGTAGACGTAGAGTCCTTCTGCAGGAGTACTAATAGCAAGAATCTGAGCAGTAGTCAATCTTGGACCTAGTATTCCTTTTGTAGTGGATTCTACTTGAAGTAATGCACTAGAGTTTATACTTGTTGTCCCAATTACTAGTCCACCACCTAAGTAGTTAAGTGCAGTACCTACTCCGTATAATCCCCATCCAGTATTATTTGACCACTCTATTGAACGCCAATTAGCAGCAGCAGTTAGAGTAGGATTTACATATAAACCCCTAGTAATTCCATTTGCTCCCCCTGTTTGGTTAATGATATTCTGAAGGTGTAAGATATTTAATTGACCTGTTCCTGATGTTGGCGCAAAACCTCTTTTGATACTAATGAAACCGCCTATTCCACTTGTAAAAGTTTTATTTACGTATTGACCTGATTCAAAGATATAACTATATCCAACATCGGCTAGACCGTCAGAAAATTTAATTGATGTTCCAGTACTAGTATAAGCACCAGTACCATCAACGGTAAATATACCTGCAGATCCATTCCCAAGCCCATAACCATTTGCAGCAAGTGGACCACCATTGGTTATTCCAGATATACTGCTTGAACTTACTCTGAAAAGGGTGTTACCTCCGACTTGTAAATTTATTAAGTTACTTCCTATACCGCTTGCAGTATTAGTAATGTTAATTCTCAAAGCGTTAACATTACCAGTGGTATTCCAAGTTCCACTCAAATCTACTAGAGGAGTAGTTCCGCTTCCTGTAACAGAATAACCTGTAGAAACTATTGCAGAAGTATCAGCAGCAGGAGTTATGGTGGTTGTTCCTTGTATTCTTGTAGTACCATTAACATCCAAACGATACCCTGCATCCGTAAATGTGCCTCCATTTTGCAGAATCAGGTTTCCAGTAGTAGGCATAAATCTACCTACAAACGTCGCCCCTAATTGAAAACCAATTAAACCTGCTGTAATCGGTGAGTTTAATGTTGTTTCCCCTGACGCCAAATAGATGTTATATGCTGAAGATCCAGAAGTTCCTATTCTCCCCTGGTTCGGAATTCGTAAAGAAATTGGTTGTACTCCAGTAAATGCACCTGCCGTGAATGTAGGTTGAATGTCTAATCCAACAAGCACGTCATTATTAGCAGATGCTGTTAGTGTCTGATTAAAGAAAACTCCTCTTGCTATAGTAGAAACAGCAGTAACACTACTAGCAACGTGAAGTGGAGAAGAAGGAGAGATTGTTCCAATACCTACGTTACCTCCACCAGTCACAACCATTTTAGGAGTGACTGAATCTGCTATATGTAGTTGAAACTGTTTAAAAGAATCAGTTATTCCTCCTTCAAACTTAAAACCAAATCGACCAAAGAAATCTGGTGCTACAGCTGCATTTGTATAAAAATCCCAAACTCCTCTATTTTGATTTGCATTAGCAGTAGAGATATCATACCTAGCCATGACACCTTGTCCTTGATATTGGTGGTATCTTGCAGCAGTATTGTTTGTTCCAATGCCTAAACTTCCGTCTATAATAACATTACTAGTTACTCGTGCTGCACCATTTACATCTAGTTTGTATCCTGCGTCTGTAGTAGTGTTTACTAATAAATTTCCATTATTTGTAAACGTCATTAATGCTACATCACTTGAATTAAGCCATTCTTGATAATTTCCAGTTTGACCACTTGTACTTTTTACCTTTAATATAACTCTCGCTACAGGTCCATTGTTTATAACTGATAATTGGCTATTACCTAGAACACCGCCAATGCCGCCAATGTCATTTGCTTGAAATCCTCCAAATCTATTAATAAAAAATGCAGTATTTCCACTTGTATTTCTTGTTTCAAAAACATTTGCAGTTGACGAAGAAAAAGGCTGTAAGGTTAAAACTAAAGAAGATGATGTTCCAGTTATTAGTCCTGAACCACTTACAGTTAACTTATTTCCTGAGTCTACAGTAGTTCCTATCAAGAAATTACCTGAGGTAGTTATCCTTGCTCTTTCAGTGTTTGCTGTACCTAAAATAAAGTCAGTATTTGAAAAAGTACCTACTAGGAAAGAACCTGTTCCTCCTAAGTTAGCAAGCAATGAAGCACTTCTAGCTAGAGCAATACCCATTTGACTTCCTGTAGCCGCTGAACCAAATACTCTATAAACTACGTTATCTACTTGGTCGTTTTGGGCTACCCAAGCTGCCGATGCGTTTGTGCCGTTAGCAGTTACTCTTCCAAAGATATTTGCATCAGTAGCATCAACGATATGAAGCCTATCTGTGGGAGAGGTGGTTCCTATTCCGACATTAGTTCCGTTGTCGTAAATTAACGAATTACCTAAAGTGGTAGTTCCTGTAAACTTAGAAAGATAATTAGTAGTACCACTTGCGTTAGCTGGGGTGTATCCTAACCAACTTGCTATCGTTTTGTTTACCCAAAGAGTTCCGTCAAATCCTAGTAAATGTCCGTTAACAGGAGTTGTTGTTTTTAGGTCTACATCGTGAATCTCGTTAAGTTCAAATCCATTTTGAGGTTTAACAAAGATTTCTCCGTTGTTAGCGTTTCTCCTAGTTACAATTCCTATAAACACTAGGTGATTAGGAGCGTAGGGTTTGTTTGTTAGTCCGTAAATCAGGTTTCCATTAGTACCCAACCATACAGGGTCTCCTGCTGCATTGGCTCCTGTTGTATCTAATCCTGTAAGAAGTCCTTCTGTGATTACGTTAGCGAATCCATTGGTTGTTACAGTAGATTCTAAAAGACCCATAGTTTTACTAGAAGTAGCTTCTGAGGCATTAGAGGCTAGTCCTACGATCATGTTGGTTCCGTCTGCGCCTGTTACATAAACCGCTTGACCTTTGGTAATAGGAACTCCAGCCTTAACTGAATGTTTTACTGTAGAGGTAAAAGAAAACGTAGGAAAGGCTTGTAAAGCACCTGTTCCGTCTATGTATTGAAGACTAGTTCCTCCGCTAGGAAGAGAGTAATAAGTTGGGGTCCAATTGTACCAAGATGTTCCGTCGTACCTTAGCAGTTGACCGCTACTAGGTAGATTAATAGTAACATCAGACAAATCATCCAAAGAATCAAAAGATCCCGATAATATGACTTGATTAATCACAAAAGATACAAAGTCAGAAACAGGTACAGTCACCGTCTCTAGGGGAGAACTCATTAAAGCCACCAAAGAATCGTTAAGTCCTAGAGTCTTCTTTGGTAGTTGACTGGTTCTTACTACTTCGCCTGATATATTCATTTTATTTTATTTATGTATTTTATTCTTGGATTAGGAGTTTACCGTCTTCTGTCATTAACAAAAAGTTCCTAATATACGTTAGGGTAGGGACGTCTGCTCCAATAAAACGAGGCTCAGCTATAGGTCCTTCAAATCTTAAATTACCTGCAGGTCTGTTCTCGCTTATCAACTCGGTTGTAAAAGGCACAGAGAGGCCATTATAGCCCTTTCTAAGAGTCAGGTATACCTTGCTACCATTTATGTAGAAATCTCCCTTAATAGGGCTATAAGAATCAAAACTCTGACTCCTTAGTACGCTTACATCGTATCCAGAAATATAAGTCCTCTCAGACCTAGCCTTAAAGATAGCCTCTATTAACTCTGTAGCGTAGCCATTTCCCCAAAAGTCTGGATACTGTCTCATACAACAAAGATAAGCTTATTTAAAAATAAGTAAAGAGACTACTTAATTGTAATTAGTCCCAGTTTTTATTATATCTCTCCCAGTAGAACTCTGGCATATCACTCACATACTCTCCTACGAAGTCACACTTAAACTTACTAGAGTTCATTTCTAGGAGAGCTACTGTGATGATATCATCGTTTTCATAACCCATGTCTAAAAGTCTTTCTTTGATCCAAGTATAATTATTACCAGAGAGAACTGCTGCTTCACATAGAATAATCTTATCGTACTTGTAAGGAAAAATAACACTACCTCGCTTAAACTCTAACTCGTAACTATCTCTTTTTTCTCCAGGGTAAGGAACATCCAAATGAAACAAGTCTAACATCTTCCCTCCCTCTGAAAGATGATGGGCTATTTGCATAGTCACATTAGAAGAGTAATCAGGAGAGACATTTATCGCAAGGGTTACATAAGGATCTACTCTAGGAAGTCTTTTCAAAAGTCCTTGTATCAAGCTGTGTTCTTTTAAGTGATCTACATACATACCCCAAAGATAAGTCTAAAACAAATTTTTCCCTTTTTCTAAAAAAATTTTCCGAAATTTTAGACCCTGCCAATTTTTCTAAGAGGAATTTTTCCCAAAATTTTTTATACCCCCCTACTACTTCAGATGTATGAGAGGTTGGGGGTCGCCAATATGTAATACCCCGTCCTGTAATCGACGATGGTGTCACCCCCTATATAAAAGATATGAACTACAAATTATTAGAAGGCAAGAGTGTTGCGGAAGGCAATGCTTTTGAGATCAGTCCACAGGTACTTACCAACAAGCATGGTTATTACTATGTCATCGTGAAAACAGAAGATGGTGAGATCACTCTTGAGAACCACGTGTACCTCAGCAAACGACTCACTCAAACCATGAAGGATAGAAATACTACATTTATCCCGAAGGAAGCGGTGTTTCGCATGACTGTAAATGCTGATGGCGAAGAGCGCTTTAAACTTGGTTCTCCTCCAACTGTGCTTGTACCGATGTCTACTATCCCTTCTTGGGGATAGTAGTTTTCTCCTCATCTAACTTAATTAGGGTCGATTCTCAGTCAATTGTCATGCTATTGTCATGAATTGACCCTAAAATAGGTTTTGTTTAACTTTTGTTTGTCTAAACCCGGGAAAATCGGAGACAAATGTCATTTTGTTTAACTTTTTTATGACAATTGGAGGGGAAATGGGGGTGGAAAAAGAGGGGTCAACACCACTTGGGGATCTATCTAATGGTCAAAAATAGGCTATTTCAATAATCAAAATGCTACAATATATACATTAAGTTA